AAAATTATTATTTGATAAATCCTTTAGTTCCCCAATATCCATATACCATATTAATTCTTTGACTGGGTGGTTAAATCTTAATTTAATTCTTAAATTACAGGCGTTTTTATCTAAACACATTGGTTCCATAGTTTGTATTTGTTCTATTAAATATTCGTGCCCACGCGTTGAAAATTTCGTTCGTTCTTTGGTATCAAGTAATATATAGTCCGCCCACACTTCTATATCTTCAATTGTATTCCCGATTCCACTCATATCAATTAATTTAGGTTCGTTGTTAGGAATTTGCAGTAGATACTTACTTGTTTCTTTGAAAGGATTACTATCAAGATAAATATTTAATTCGACTTTATGATATTGAAGGGCAATCAATGGAAGTGCAAGACCAGCATTATTACAAAACCAAAAGTTTAATGGGATATACACGTCCCCATCTATAAGATTAACTCTATCAGATACTCTATCAACTTGCTTACCATAAAGGAGTTTATTAAGTTGAATTTTCTTATTAAATGGTAAAGTTAGGTCATTCCAAATACATAACCAGTCTCCGTAATGTTTATCTATTACTTGACCCCCAATAGTTAATTCAACATTTTTAATATATCGATATCCTAAGGAAGGATAAAAGATTTCTTTACCACTGTATGTGAAAGTTTTTCGTTTTATAACTATATATAAATTACTCAATAAGTCACCTGCACGAGCGATAGTAACTCCTATCCGCGCACCTTCGCCACAATCTTGAATTTCTCCATTACAATCTTGTTGGATTGTTTCTATGGCAAAGTTTGTGTGCTGTTTATAAATAGTTTTAAAAAAAGTAATTTGTGGATTACCAGTAATCTGGAGGTCTTGTCCTCCATATGCTACTAATTGCATCAAGCCACCTGTCATTGTATTAACTACTATAATAAAAATATTATTAATAGATTAAAAAAACTAATAAAAATTTTATTGGATTTTTTTAAGTAAAATGTTTAATTGGAGTATGCAAGACCACCCATACCACTCATGATTCTAAGGACGTTGTAGTTAGTGGCGTATACACGAAGAGACGCAGCAGTGCTCTTGTCTTCGCGTTCGAGGTTAAGGACGGCGTTGTCAATTCTGGAGAAATTGCATGTGCCAGAAGGTTGGTGTTCTTCTGGTTTAAGGGCAAAGGAGTAAACGTGGACGTGTTTAGGGACACCCTGAACTCTCTTGGCGAAACCGCCAGTGTGGTGCTGGTATCTCTGGACGTCAGTGAAATAATCACCCTGGCGTCTGCGGAAGCGGTCGTGTCCGTTAAGTTGGAGAAGAGCCGTCTTGACTCTTTCGTAGTTGGAGTCAGATACACCTTGGAGGTTGTTTAAACCTTCGTGACCTTTTAAGTAGGAATCGGCGGAATCCAAAACCGCGGTACCACTGCAGGTTGTCGCAAGCATTGCTCTTTCGGTTAAGTTTCTTGGTAAAGCGAAAAGAGCATCAACGCATCTAGCATCATTGGTAGGGCAACCATTACCACACCCATCCTTTTCCATAACCCATAATAATTCCTTAACTGGGTGGTTGAATCGTAAGTCGGCCTGGACGTTGCATTCATTTGCTGCAATAGATAAAGAGTTTGTGGTTTGGAGTTGTTCAATTAAGTATTCGTGACTTACCTGGGCAAAGCGTCTACGCTCGTCAGTGTCAAGGAAAATGTAGTCACACCATACAGACATGTTGTTGCATTTTGTGGAGCAAGAATTGGCACAGTCTTTGGTCTTTACGTTAAATTTAACTTCGTGGTATTGGAGGGCAATGAGTGGTAGAGCGAGACCAGGGTTTCTGCAGAACCAGAACTGAAGTGGAACATAGATACGATCAGCACCTCCTTGAGTCTGTTGAAGCATGCGGTTAAGCATAGTTTTCTGGGCATCACTGTGTGTTAAATCACACCAGATCGCCATCCATTCGCCATAGTGTTTGTCAATGACTTGACCTCCAACTTCTACTTCTACATAGTCTACAAGGTGGAAACCTCTGGCACGCGTGAGGCGAGCACTTGCGACATCGGCAAGATGTTTAACTTTATTTGCGTGGGTTGCCAAAACAAATCCTGACGCCTCGACAGGCACTATGGCTTCCGCATAAGCCTCCATAAGACTACCACTGATATCACTCTTGTCAAGATCCATTTGAAGGTATACACGACTTAAGAGATCACCGTTTCTGGCAACGGTAACAGAGAATTTGCTACCTAAACCAGTTGAACCATTGATGGTCTGTTCAATTGCCTCGACCGCGAAGTTAGTGTGTCTACGGTATACTACTTTGAAGAATGTAATTTGTGGGTTACCTGTAAGGTAAATATCCTGTGCGCCATAAGCGACTAATTGCATAAGTCCTCCTCCCATTTTTTTTATAATATATAGCAAAGAAAATAATTTCGTGAAAATTAAAAATATAAAATTAATTTATTTTTAATTTCTTAAACTAGTTACCGAACCAGTATTTGTATCATGAAGAAGATCTAAACTACCATCTTTAAATCTTAATAAATTATGATTAACCAAGTAAACGTTAAGAATATGTTCTTTTGTGGCATCTTTTTCTAAGTCAACTTCTAAAGTAAAATTATTGAATTTATCTGCACTTAAAAATCCTGAAGACTGAAATTCATTTGGATGTAATGAAAACGTATGGGCATGGATATTGAGGTCTGGCGCATCTCCATTAGTTAAATGAGTTGGCGTTTTAAAGTAATTATACCTATTAATATGCGTTGTAATAGATTTATGTACTCTATCAATAATAGGATTACCATTAACCAATAAAGTACTATTTATTATTTTGTCTTCGGAATTAAAATAATTATTTTTACTGTCTTTTTCTAAAACATTCCAAATGATATACTTTATTAATTTTGAATGCGGGAGGTCTGTCTTTACGTTTCCAGCATTTTTTTCTATAAGTTTTTTATTTGTATGTTCCACTTGTTCAATTAAATATTCTAAAGAACTATTCTTAAATGTATCTTTCTCTTCTACTGTCATGTTTGTGTATTGTAGTAAAAGGTCTATGTTTGTTAAGTTTGCAGATGTGATTTTATTTGTCGAAATAGTTGTTGTGGTTTCATATTCATTTAATTTAATTGTAATGGTGATGTTTGGATTATCCAATAGCCAAATAGGAAATGAAGAACCAGGATTTTTAGTAAACCAAAAGGGTAGAGGTACGTGAAGAAATCTAGAGTCTTCTGTATTATCTTTTGAATATGAATATGTTCTATTAACAGCATTATTGTCGGAAATACTGGCTCCGTCTACAAACCGAGTATATTGTGCATCATTACAATGAAGTTTATGATAAAGAGCAATATAATTACTATCCAATGTAGCCAGTGGTCTACCATTATGACTAATTGTGATATAATCTATAATATCAAGTGCAACTAACTCTTTATTATATGGTGTAGTAAAATTTTTAAGTCTTATTCTTAGTATCATATTCGATAAAAGGTCTCCTTGAATTGGTAATCTAAATTCAACTTTGCATTTTTGAGGAAGGGGTGATTTTGGACACTCCAATATACTCCAGTTTTGACCAAAGTAACTATATTTTCTATTAGATTGGGTAAAATAGGAGTGTTCTGGATTATCACCAGATAGTAATTTATCTTCTTCCCCTCTGGCAAGTATAATTATCTTAGGTTCAGACATTCTTATTATTATAATAAAATATATATTTTATTTTAATAAGTTTAATTAACAAAGGCTAATCCCGCCGAACCTCCCATAATCCTTAATACATTGTAATTTACACCATGTATATTTACTAATTTTTGCTTGTAATCGGTGGAGTCAGTAGTCTCTTTTTTTCCTTTTAAAAGTGAAAATTTTAATTGAGCATTTTCTAACTTTGAAAAGTTTAAACTTCCAGAAGGTTGATTTTTTTCAGGATAAACCGAAAATGAATAAGAATAAATGCCGTTTCCTTTACTAAATTTGAGGTAGTCTTCTTTAGGATTATTACTACCCGAAATATCAGATGTATTAATATCACAATTCCGGATACCATACCCAGAGTGATACTGATATTGTTGTATTTTTCTATAAAATGGACCCGGTAAGGCATCCATTAAATCTTTACCATTAAGTGTAAAAGTTGCCGTATTTATTTGGTCGTGACCTGGTCTATAATTATTCCAATAATTAAATTGGAAAGCACCTGTATTATTGTATTGGCTACCAACAGTACCATCTTTTTTATGTAATCCATCACTTTCTTGATCTTGGATTGACCAAAATAATTCTTTAACTGGATAACGTAGTCTAATATCAACTTTATGCATGGTGGACTCGTAATTAGGAATATTATATTTTGCACTTAATTTGTCTATAGTATTAAATAAACTAGACTGAACTTGTGTAATAAGATATTCGTGCTTTTTAGTAATGAATGCGCGTCTTTCTTCTTGGTCAAGATAAATATTTTCAACAAGTAGTTCTACTTTACATATTTTCAAAGCACTATCTACAGTAGTAGTCTGTTGGTTTGATAATTTATTAACTTTAGACTTTTCATTAAATCTAATTTCTAAACGGACGTCATTATATTGCATTGCTACAATAGGTAATGCTGAACCAATTTCATTGTTAAACCAAAATCTAAGAGGTAAAGATAGTATAGTTTTTCCAGGAGATGAAGAATTATCTACTTTAACCATCTTACTTAATAAATAGGATTTATCACTATCTTCAAATAAATTATGCCAAATATTATACCATTCAGCATAATGTCTATCAATTAACTGATCGCCTATAAATAAATCTATATATTCTATAAAATTATAAATGAATGGGGTATAATCAAAGTTGGACTGATCTCCGTGTTCAATCTCAATTCTTAAAAACATTTTATGTATTAAATCCGCATTTTTTGGTAATTTTAGGTAAATTTTTTTACCCCAACAATCACCAGTTTCACCTACAAAACGGACAGTATTATAGTCTATTGCGAAATTTGTATGCCTTCTATAAACTCCTTTGAAATAAGTGAATTGTGGATTTCCAACGAGGTAATTATCTTGTTCACTTTTTACAGCTAATGCTAAACTTCCAAATACCATACTTATGATATACGGACATATTTTAATACACAAAAACACCCATTAAATCATTAAAATTTCTATATTAAAAATAAATTATGTATTATTTATAATAATGTTTACTAATAGTTTACAAAATTTGATAGAGACTGATTTTGTTCGTCCAGAAAAAACCTATACAGATGGATTACAAACAAAGGAGAAAATGAAAGAGAAATTAAAAAATTACGCCCGGGTAGATGATATTGATGAAATTGAATTAAACACACACGTTAGATATGTAACACTCGATAAGAAAAAAAAACAAGTATTCCGTACTGGTGGATTATTAATTAGAAAAGCAAGAGATTATGTTCAATTATCTAATGGAAGTTTTAAATGGAGCGTTCAAAAATACCATTACGAAGAAGATAGCGAAGAACCAATATTTGCTACTGTATTCTTTTATAGAGTTTCAAAAAAGGAGGAGTATGAATTAAAAGAAAATGAATTAATAGCGAAATATGAAGGGCGTGAGAAAAAATTAGTAGAAATAATTAAAAGGCAACACGAGGAGATTAAAGATTTAAAAGCAATGTTTAATTGATTTCCTCTAATATATTTTCAATAAGTTGCATACGTGTTAATTCCTCGTCTTCATTTTCAGTTGGTAATTCTAATTGTTCCGAAACATATTGTAGTTTATTTTTTTTTAAACGTTTTAGTTTATTTTTTTGTTTTTCTTTAGTCATATCTAATATTTCATATAATTCCTTTTTTCCTTCTTGCGATTCTTTATAGTTTTCTACAAAATCATAAAGAGTTTCGGATTCTTCGGATTCTTCGGATTCTTCGGATTCTTCTGGTTCATCTAATTTTTCTTCTGGTTCATCTGTAATATCTTTAATTATAATATCCGAATGTCCCCTTCTTTTACTTTCTAATAAAATAGATTCCATTAAACTTCTTAAAGTAGGATCTGTGTTATGGTTGGAAACATATCCATTAAGAAATCCTTCTAATTTTGATTCAGGAGTATCTTCTAATATTGCTATGGGTTTATTATGGTGTATTGGTTCTCTTATTAATGGATTTAATAATCTTGCTGTTGAACATGCGCTACCTGGTCGCATGGGGGGGATCAATGAGATATTAATATTATCGTTATGTTTTTTCATATGAACCCCTCCTTTATCGGAATTAAACTCTAAATTTTCTTCATGAATATCACCGTTATTGTTCGTATATTTATGTATTTTTTGTAAAATAGGCATTTCTTAATATAATTAGATATAATAAAAAATTCCTTTATGATTTGATTTTTATTTTGTTGCCGCCAATACATTACGTCCACTCAATAGAGAACCTTTTTGACCAAATAACCAACCAAATGTGGGATTGCTTTTTAGGGATGTCCACTTCTCACCCATTAAACGACCAATTAGTGGAGTATCAAAATTTCCATATACAATATTGTCTTTCAATTTTTTTACTTGAGCCTTTGCTAGAGAGGAAAGACTTCTATTAACAACTGTTGCTGCACTTTCTGAGGTCGCCACACTTCCTTTGCTTGCTGTTCCCTTATGATCGGAACCTAATCCGAACACATTTAAAATATTTCCAAGGGATGATTTACTCGTATCTTCTAATCCATGAGTCGCGACTTCGAAAAAATATAAAACTATAAGAATAAGAACTATAAATGTTATTATAAATAAAACAACAATAAGCATATATCTATTCTTATACATAATCATGTCACTATCCTGTTTAACTACCCCACATGCTTTTTTAAAATCGTCATTGGTATAACATTTCATTGTTGCACCATAATTTTTATTACATAATTCATTGATATTGGGACTAAAGATTAAATTTGTTACAGTATCTGGAATCATCGTCGGGGTCCCCGTTGTTAGTGGGGCAGTTATATGAGAATCTATAATATTAAAAAATGTATTACCTCCAGTAACCTTTTCGTCCATAACAATCCAGGTTTTACTGTCTCTTTCAAATTTATAAAAAGATTTTATACCTGGAAATAATTTAAACCCACTCTCCTTAAATGTGCCCAGTGCTCCTGGTCCATTTGCATCCCAATTACCAACGGTACCAACGGTATCAACTAGTGACCTAAAAAACACTTTAGAATCTGCATCTTTATCATGTTTTGTTACAAAAATAACAATAATTAATTCCTTTGATCCTTGTTTATGTTCCAGATGAATTTCCAAGTCGCCAGATATATTCTCACTTGCACCAAAAAATTTATGATATCCCTGTGTTAAAACAATTTTTTCTAAAATATACTGTGTACCCAAATGTGTAACGAAATTTTCATTACTATCTGGTTTTAGAGCAACCACAGTGTTTTGTTTAAAAATATTATAGTTCGTTTTATCATAACTTAAGTAAAGATCGCAATCCATATTGCAATCTTTTTTTTCAGATTTTTTAATATTAATTGGATAGTTGACCATTATTAATATTAACATATTTTTTTATAAAAATAAAAAAAATATATATTATAAATGAAATTCTTTAATACTTATCTTGGATTTTTTGCTGTTCTTTTTGTAGTAATCATTTTGGGTTATTTTTTGGGATTAATGATTTCTAATACAGTTGAACGAAATTTAAAAAATATGTTGATTAATTTGCCAGTAATAAAACAAAAACCCCATAGGAAAATAGTTGAAGCATCTCAACCAGATAAACAGTTAGACGGTTTTGATTATGACGGAGGCAATTTTGGTTCCTTTTAAATGGGAATATATATGTCTTTATATTCCGAAATATTAATATTACATATAGGACATTTTGGTATTGATGGTTGTGCTACATCTATAATACTAAAGAGACAGTCTTTGCATATATAAATATGATAACAAGGTAAAATAATAACATTGATATATGCCTCTTGACATACTTGACATTTAAATGTATTTTTAACTTCTTCTAACTCTTTTTCTAAGGAGATAGTCTTTTCTTCTAATGATATTATTTGACTATATTGAGATTCTTTAATATTATTAATATAAACTTTGTTTAACCCATTATATGTTGCCTTGAGAATAGAATAGTTTTGTTTCAAATAAATGTTTTCCTTTAATATGCTTTCGTTTTCTTCTTCAAGAGAATGTTCCTCTTTGGACGAAGTAAATTCAGTGGTCATTTCCGTTAATCTGGAATTTGCGTCACTATATTTTTTAGAAAAATTATTAATA